TCGGGGGAAAAACGTGTATTTTTAGTCATCCTGTTTACCTCTTTCTCAGGGAGTTTAGTCTCCAGGATTCCCGGGGCGGTTCAGTTGGATGCACACAGGGAGCTATCGGACATTGGGAATCTGGTCGTCGCTTCCCAGACCTTAAAACATGCCGTGCTCTTGTTGCGTGTCTAAACAAGTTAGGCGCAAAAGTAAGTCTTGATGACGTGTTCCCGCCGGAGCACAAAGCCGCTTAATAAGCGGAGCCGCTCTTTGTAACAACGGACATTCGTCCTACGTCGCTGAAAAGCGAGCCCCAAGATATCTGACCAACTAAGGCCATATGCGTTTCCACGCATACCTTTCAACTAACTATTCACTATTGGAAATCTTAAGAAATGGAACAAACAAATTACAGCAAACTATCACAGCGCGACGTTGATCGCGCAGAAACAGATTTACTTATCAACCTGTCAACGCTTACTCAGCGCGGTCTGGCAAAGATGATTGGCTGTCATGAATCGAAGATAAGCAGAACAGACTGGAGGTTTATAGCTTCGGTCTTGTGTGCTTTTGGCATGGCATCAGACATCAGTCCGATTAGCAGAGCTTTTAAGTATGCGCTTGATGAAATCACCAATAAAAAACGCCCGGTGTGCAAGACCGAGCGTTCTAATCAAATCCAGATGGAATTCTGAGGTCATTACTGGATCTATCAACAGGAGTCATTATGACAAATACAGCAAAAATACTCAACTTCGGCAGAGGTAACTTTGCCGGACAGGAGCGTAATGTGGCAGATCTCGATGATGGTTACGCCAGACTATCAAATATGCTGCTTGAGGCTTATTCGGGCGCAGATCTGACCAAGCGACAGTTTAAAGTGCTGCTTGCCATTCTGCGTAAAACCTATGGGTGGAATAAACCAATGGACAGAATCACCGATTCTCAACTTAGCGAGATTACAAAGTTACCCGTCAAACGGTGCAATGAAGCCAAGTTAGAACTCGTCAGAATGAATATTATCAAGCAGCAAGGCGGCATGTTTGGACCAAATAAAAACATCTCAGAATGGTGTATCCCTCAAAACGAGGGAAAATCCCCTAAAACGAGGGATAAAACATCCCTCAAATTGGGGGATTGCTATCCCTCAAAACAGGGGGACACAAAAGACACTATTACAAAAGAAAAGATTATTCGTCAGAGAATTCTGGCGAATCCTCTGACCAGCCAGAAAACGACCTTTCTGTGGTGAAACCGGATGCTGCAATTCAGAGCGGCAGCAAGTGGGGGACAGCAGAAGACCTGACCGCCGCAGAGTGGATGTTTGACATGGTGAAGACTATCGCACCATCAGCCAGAAAACCGAATTTTGCTGGGTGGGCTAACGATATCCGCCTGATGCGTGAACGTGACGGACGTAACCATCGCGACATGTGTGTACTGTTCCGCTGGGCATGCCAGGACAACTTCTGGTCCGGTAACGTGCTTAGCCCGGCCAAACTCCGCGACAAGTGGACCCAGCTCGAAATCAACCGTAACAAGCAACAGGCAGTCGTGACAGCCAGCAAACCAAAACTCGACCTGACAAACACAGACTGGATTTACGGGGTGGATCTATGAAAAACATCGCCGCACAGATGGTTAACTTTGACCGTGAGCAGATGCGTCGGATCGCCAACAACATGCCGGAACAGTACGACGAAAAGCCGCAGGTACAGCAGGTAGCGCAGATCATCAACGGTGTGTTCAGCCAGTTACTGGCAACTTTCCCGGCGAGCCTGGCTAACCGTGACCAGAACGAACTGAACGAAATCCGCCGCCAGTGGGTTCTGGCTTTCCGGGAAAACGGGATCACCACAATGGAACAGGTTAACGCAGGAATGCGCGTAGCCCGTCGGCAGAATCGACCATTTCTGCCATCACCCGGGCAGTTTGTTGCATGGTGCCGGGAAGAAGCATCCGTTATCGCCGGACTGCCAAACGTCAGCGAGCTGGTTGATATGGTTTACGAGTATTGCCGGAAGCGTGGCCTGTATCCGGATGCGGAGTCTTATCCGTGGAAATCAAACGCGCACTACTGGCTGGTCACCAACCTGTATCAGAACATGCGGGCCAATGCGCTTACTGATGCGGAATTACGCCGTAAGGCTGCCGATGAACTGACCTGTATGACAGCGCGAATTAACCGTGGTGAGACGATACCTGAACCAGTAAAACAACTTCCTGTCATGGGGGGAAGACCTCTAAATCGTGTTCAGGCGCTGGCGAAGATCGCAGAAATTAAAGCTAAGTTCGGACTGAAAGGAGCAAGTCTATGACGGGCAAAGAAGCAATTATTCATTATCTGGAGACGCACAAGAGCTTCTGTGCGCCGGACGTTGCCGCGCTAACAGGCGCAACAGTAACCAGCATAAATCAGGCCGCGGCTAAAATGGCACGGGCAGGTCTTCTGGTTATCGAAGGTAAGGTCTGGCGAACGGTGTATTACCGGTTTGCTACCAGGGAAGAACGGGAAGGAAAGATGAGCACGAACCTGATTTTTAAGGAGTGTCGCCAGAGTGCCGCGATGAAACGGGTATTGGCGGTATATGGAGTTAAAAGATGACCATCTACATCACTGAGCTAATAACAGGCCTGCTGGTAATCGCAGGCCTTTTTATTTGGGGGAGAGGGAAGTCATGAAAAAACTAACCTTTGAAATTCGATCTCCAGCACATCAGCAAAACGCTATTCACGCAGTACAGCAAATCCTTCCAGACCCAACCAAACCAATCGTAGTAACCATTCAGGAACGCAACCGCAGCTTAGACCAAAACAGGAAGCTATGGGCCTGCTTAGGTGACGTCTCTCGTCAGGTTGAATGGCATGGTCGCTGGCTGGATGCAGAAAGCTGGAAGTGTGTGTTTACCGCAGCATTAAAGCAGCAGGATGTTGTTCCTAACCTTGCCGGGAATGGCTTTGTGGTAATAGGCCAGTCAACCAGCAGGATGCGTGTAAGCGAATTTGCGGAGCTATTAGAGCTTATACAGGCATTCGGTACAGAGCGTGGCGTTAAGTGGTCAGACGAAGCGCGACTGGCTCTCGAATGGAAAGCGCGATGGGGAGACAGGGCGGCATGAGACGACAGCGACGAAGTTTCACCGACATCATCTGCGAAAACTGCAAATACCTTCCAACGAAACGCTCCAGAAATAAACGCAAGCCAATCCCAAAAGAATCTGACGTAAAAACCTTCAACTACACGGCTCACCTGTGGGATATCCGGTGGCTAAGACATTGTGCGAGGAAAACAAGGTGATTGACCAAAATCGAAGTTACGAACAAGAAAGCGTCGAGCGAGCTTTAACGTGCGCTAACTGCGGTCAGAAGCTGCATGTGCTGGAAGTTCACGTGTGTGAGCACTGCTGCGCAGAGCTGATGAGCGATTCGAATAGCTCGATGCACGAGGAAGAAGATGATGGCTAAACCAGCGCGAAGACGATGTAAAAACGATGAATGTCGGGAATGGTTTCACCCTGCATTCGCTAATCAGTGGTGGTGCTCTCCAGAGTGTGGAACCAAGATAGCACTCGAACGACGAAGCAAAGAACGCGAAAAAGCGGAAAAGGCAGAAAAGGCAGCAGAGAAGAAACGACGACGAGAGGAGCAGAAACAGAAAGATAAACTTAAGATTCAAAAACTCGCCTTAAAGCCCCGCAGTTACTGGATTAAACAAGCCCAACAAGCCGTAAACGCCTTCATCAGAGAAAGAGACCGCGACTTACCATGTATCTCGTGCGGAACGCTCACGTCTGCTCAGTGGGATGCCGGACATTACCGGACAACTGCTGCGGCACCTCAACTCCGATTTGATGAACGCAATATTCACAAGCAATGCGTGGTGTGCAACCAGCACAAAAGCGGAAATCTCGTTCCGTATCGCGTCGAACTGATTAGCCGCATCGGGCAGGAAGCAGTAGAGGAAATCGAATCAAACCATAACCGCTATCGCTGGACTGTCGAAGAGTGCAGGGCCATCAAGGCGGAGTATCAACAGAAACTTAAAAAACTGCGAAACAGCAGAAGTGAGGTTGCATGAATATCTACGAAAGAATTGATGGCAGCAAATACCGAAATATTTGGGTAGTTGGCGATCTGCACGGATGCTACACGAACCTGATGAAAAAACTGGAGACGATAGGATTCGACACCAAAAAAGACCTGCTTATCTCGGTGGGCGATTTGGTTGATCGCGGTACAGAGAACGTAGAATGCCTGGAATTAATCACATTCCCCTGGTTCAGAGCTGTACGTGGAAACCATGAGCAAATGATGATTGATGGCTTATCAGAGCGTGGAAACGTCAATCACTGGCTGCTTAATGGCGGTGGCTGGTTCTTTAATCTCGATTACGACAAAGAAATTCTGGCTAAAGCTCTTGCCCATAAAGCAGATGAACTTCCGTTAATCATCGAACTGGTGAGTAAAGGAAAAAAATATGTCATCTGCCACGCCGATTATCCTTGTGATAAATACGAGTTTGGAAAGCCAGTTGATCATCAGCAGGTAATCTGGAACCGCGAACGAATCAGCAACTCACAAGACGGGATCGTGAAAGAAATCAAAGGCGCGGACACGTTCATCTTTGGTCATACGCCAGCAGTGAAACCACTCAAATTTGCCAACCAGATGTATATCGATACTGGCGCAGTGTTCTGCGGAAACCTCACATTGATTCAGGTACAGGGAGAAGGCGCATGAGACTCGAAAGCGTAGCTAAATTTCATTCGCCAAAAAGCCCGATGATGAGCGACTCACTACTGGCCACAGTTTATTGGTTTTCGTAACTGAGTCATTTTATTATTTTATTGCAACTTTTAATCTTTTATAGTGCGAAATAAATGGAGCTGGCATTCATTTCGCACTTTATGTTTTTGTTGGACTTATGTTATTTTGATTGAATTCAATTCAGTTAAAAAAAGAAGGTGATTGCTCCATTTATAAATGAATAGTCATCCCCTGTCTTGAATTCTGATGTTACTTTATTAAATGCTAGTGTGAAGGCTACAGGTGCATACCCAATTGTTGCGCCAACTTGATATTCATCAACAGTTTTGTTTAGCGATACTGTTGTTTGTTTCGTCTGTATTGTTTTTCCTTCGAGAGTATAGTTGCGATTGACATCTCGTCTTTCCATACCTGCAAAAATCTTGTATTTGAATCCGCTTGTATCGGACATATGCATTAAACCACGGGGAGCCAGCAGACCAAAGCCATTATCCGAATTGAAGGTTTTATCATTACCAATGGCAATGGTTGCGCCATATGCTACATATTGAAATAAGTTTCCAGTAACAGCAGAAACTTCAGGGTATAATCCAACATTAGCACCTAAAATATCCATACTTGGTGTCATGGATAGCATCCCTTTTACAGTATAACCGTAGCGATTCTCTATTTGATCATCCCATGCATGATATTTTTCTGCCCCAATAATCTCATGAGCTTTATTTTGTACTTTCTGACCGCCTGCGTCGGGGCCAACAACACCTATGTCAGTACCTAATCGATAGCGAATCCAGTCATTCGCAAGGGAGTTCCATTCAATACCAGTGTGAGTGTATGCACTAAAAGCTCTGTCTCCAGTTACAGCTGTGTTGTGTCTTTTATTACTGCCTGATGGAGAGTAAATATCTTGCGCAATATGGAGAGATAATTGGCTCGAGTCTGAGATATCGTGGCTATATCCCAGAAATAAGCCTTGTGAGTAATCATCTCTGTTTTCATGTTTATTGCCATAAATATCATTAAGTATTGGTTGAAACTTCCCTGCATCATCATTTGCTAATGATAATGCAAGGCTGTTCGCGATAGCTGAACACGTGGTAAATGACAGAGCAATAAAGACGCCAGCGATGACACTTTTTTTCATATGTTATTGTCTTCCTTTTTTTTGAATGGTGCGCGTATTTTACATACATGAGTTTGTAATACAAGGTGCGTAATCAATATGATGTTTTATAATTGCGTGAGACAATTGATTTATTCGTTTTTTATTGCGGTTTTTATTATCTTTTAATGTAACGGTGTTTTTATTAAGTGTGTTTGCGTGGTGTTTTATGTTTTTTATAATTTTTATTTTATTAAATTTAAATGCATTAGTAATGGCTATTCTATATAGCAATATAAGAACTGTTACAAAAAAAGGGGGGCAATTACAGGTAGTTATGGATGATGAGTGAAACAGATATTGGAGAACCGGGGAATGAATGATGTCTGAGTCTTATATATCAGAACTCCTTCGCTGTCGCTGGGGGCTCCTGTGCTTATGTCGTTTCCCCGATTCGGTTTTGAACGATTACCGAATGTTGAAGAATTATGCCAAAATATAGAAAGGATTTACTGCATGAATACCCAATATTTACAGTATGTTCGTGAGCAACTTATGGCAGCTACTGCTGACTTGAACGGAGCAACGAAAGGCCAGCTCGAAGCCTGGCAGGAGCATGCACAATTTGATACTGGTACATACAAACGAAAGAAGCCGCGCATTCTGGATGTGGTAACTGGCAAGATGATTACGCTGGATAATACGCCGACTTCCGGTAAGCAGTCGTACGCAAAAGGTTCATCCATTGCTTTGGTCAGCCCGGTTGAATTCTCAACCTCTTCATGGCGCCGCGCGGTTTTGTCTCTCGATGAACATCAGAAAGCATGGTTGCTTTGGTGTTACAGCGAAAGCGTTCGATGGGGGCATCAGGTCACCATAACGCAATGGGCATGGAGCGAGTTTAAAGATTTGTTAAGTAACAGAAAAATTGCAGGTAAGACACTGGATCGCCTGAAGACGTTAATCTGGCTGGCTGCACAGGATGTGAAGAGCGAACTTGCAGGGCGTGAGGCCTATGAATACCAGACACTGGCATCATTGGTGGGAGTGACAACAAAAAACTGGTCCGAGACATTTACTGAACGCTGGGTTGCAATGAAGCACATTTTTCTACAGCTTGATAGTGATGCTTTATTGCTTGTGACGAGAACACGTTCAAAACAAAAGGCAGCATTTTTACAGCAAAATATTGCAAAACTGGATTAAAAGCCATATACTTCATGCAAATTTGGTATGTTGTAAAAAATGTATAAACCCGCTGCCGAGTGGGTTTTTTTTTATGCCCTGAGTTGTACTTGTACGGTAAACATGCTGGCTGCTATGTAATAGAGTTTTTTTAGCCTGTAACCTCTTGACGGCATTGAATTGCTTTTGTTATGAGTTGTAAGCCAATGTTATCATCTTGTATTGGGGTGGTTATGAAGGATGGTGCGCTGCTCAGGAGTTCTTCACTTTTTATTGCCTACATGGGATGCCTTGGATGGGGGAGTGCTTATTTCTATGGATGGGGTACTTCTTTTTACTACGGCTTCCCATGGTGGATTGTAGGTGCAGGTGTTGATGATGTTGCCAGAAGTTTATTTTTTGCAGTTATCGTCATTGCTATATTTCTTATCGGTTGGGGTATTGGTGTTGTATTCTTTTTCGCAGTGAAAAGAAAACATTCTATGCAAGAGCTAAATGTATTTCGCCTTTATTTTGCTGTGGAATTATTGTTTGTGCCGGCAATTATTGAGTTTTCTATATTGAGACAGAAGATTCAGGTACCTCTTTTGCTACTGTCAGCAGCGATTGCGCTGGCGGTTACAATTTCGATAAGATCTTATGGGCGATTTTTATCGGTATCATGCTTCTATGATAAGCCATTTATAAAAAAACATTTTTTTGAGATTGTGATGATTGCTTTTGTGGCATATTTCTGGCTTTTTTCATTTCTGACAGGATATTACAAACCACAGTTTAAGAAAGAATATGAAATGATTAATTATAATGATGGTTGGTATTATGTTCTTGCTCGTTATGATAATTGTCTGGTTTTGTCTACTTCTTTCAATGCAGGTAGTAAAAGGTTTGTCATTTATCAATCAGCACAAGATAAGAATCTTCAGGTTGATATTGTAAGGACCAGAATTTAATTGGCTGCATAAATAATATTTTAAGTTGCAAGTTGGCTATTCGTAGGAATAGAACCTTAGGCATGCTGAATGCGTTTCCTGAACATTGTTTTATAAACTGTGTCTGCTTGCTGTTGTGATCCTGCTTTTAGTGATGGTGATGATGGATTTCACCAGCAGGATAATGTTGGTACTGACTGATGGCGCTCTGGTCTGCGGCATTGTGGTATTGCTGTGGCCGATGATGAAAGAACAGAATGAATAATTCTTGACTTTTTTGTTTACTGTTTATTAAAAAATCAACCGCATGGTGAATCCTCCTTGGAGGGGCTAAATGATCGAGTTTTAAGGGCACGTAGCGAGTTCTGTTTGATCATTGCAGAACTTAGCGGGAGGCGCCATGCGTACATCACTAATGTTATTTCCTTCTATCATTTTCCTTGTGAGTTCTGGCTGCGCATGGCGCGGCCTTTTTTTTATGACCTGCCACTGGCAGATGGTCATCCTGTGATTTGATTCCGGTTCCGGCTTTTTAACTCTGTTCCTGTACACGGGAGAAATTCTATGTCGATTAATCGTTATGATATTGGTTACAAGAAGTACCACGTATTGTGTTGAGATAGAAAGCATGGTGCCAGAGGTAAATGCAGCAGCATAATAAAAAAGAGCCAGCGCAGAAGAGAACGGGTAAAAGAGTCTGCGCTGGCGTGGGGATATTCCCCGTGGAGAAATGATATGTAACACACATCGGGAACCTTTCTATATAAACATTATCATTATTGTCAATCATAACAGTCAGGTATTATGACGTTTATGCATCAGGGCCATCAGGAATTAACTGGTGGCTTTTTATTGTTGTCAGCTTCCGGATAACGGGAGACGGGGTATGTACCAGATGGAAAAAATAACAACAGGTGTGTCATACACCACGTCAGCGGTGGGGACGGGATACTGGCTACTGCAGTTGCTGGACAAAGTCTCCCCATCCCAGTGGGTGGCAATAGGCGTATTGGGTAGCTTGGTGTTTGGCTTGCTGACGTATCTGACAAACCTTTATTTCAAGATTAAAGAAGATAAGCGTAAGGCTGCGAGAGGTGAATAATGTCGCCATCATTACGCAAGGCTGTTGCTGCTGCTATTGGTGGTGGGGCTGTTGCCATAGCGTCTGTGCTCATCACTGGTCCGAGTGGTGACGATGGCCTGGAAGGTGTCAGCTACATACCATACGAAGATATCGTTGGCGTATGGACTGTATGTCACGGACACACCGGAAAAGACATCATTCCCGGTAAAACGTATACCGAAGCAGAATGCAAAGCCCTCCTGAATAAAGACCTTTCCATGGTCGCCAGACAAATTAACCCGTACATCAAAGTCGATATACCGGAAACAACGCGCGGCGCTCTTTACTCGTTCGTTTACAACGTGGGCGCTGGTAATTTCAGAACATCGACGCTTCTTCGCAAAATAAACCAGGGTGATATCAAAGGCGCATGTGACCAGCTACGTCGCTGGACATACGCTGGCGGTAAGCAATGGAAAGGGCTGATGACCCGTCGTGATATTGAGCGTGAAGTCTGTTTGTGGGGGCAGCAATGAGCAGGGTAACCGCGATTATCTCCGCTCTGGTTATTTGCATCATCCTCTGCCTGTCATGGGCTGTTAATCATTACCGTGATAACGCCATCGCCTACAAAGAGCAGCGCGACAAAAACGCCAGAGAGCTGAAGCAGGCGACCGCCACCATTACTGACATGCAGCAGCGCCAGCGTGCTGCTGATGCACTCGATGCTAAATACACGAAGGAGTTAGCCAATGCGAAAGCTGAAAATGATGCTCTTCGGCGTAAGCTTGATAATGGTGGTCGGGTGCTCGTCAAAGGAAAATGCCCTGTGCCAGCCTCAGCCAAAACCTCCAGCTCCTCCGGCATGGGCAATGATGCCACCGTCGAACTCTCTTCAGTTGCTGGACGAAACGTTCTCGGTATCCGGGACGGAATTATCCGTGACCAAACAGCACTGAGAACGCTTCAGGAGTACATCAGGACGCAATGCCTGAAATAATTTTTTTGCAAATCACAAAGTCAATTTAATGAGCCTCGCGATGCGGGGTTTTTTGCAATAAATGCGTACCGCAACGCATGTTTTTTACACCGAACCTGCCCCTTTGGAATGGGCCTTTGAGGATACCAGTTAGTGCTGGCGAGCCTCGGTGGGCTGGTTTCCTGTGCGGCAAAGGTTCATTTCAAAGAGTAGGTACACGCTATGAAATCATTAACCCTCTTCAATCAACCAATCCGTATCGGTGAAGATGGCATGATCTGCCTCACTGATATGTGGAAAGCCAGTGGTAAAAGTGAATCTGAATCTCCGTACCACTACCTGCGAAACAAGCAGACCAAAGAGTTCTTGGCTGAGCTGGAGAAAAACCACGAATCTGTGGTTTTTACGGAACGCGGTGCGCACGGTGGAACTTATGGCGGAAAGTTCGTTGCTTATGATTACGCAGCATGGCTAAACCCCGGATTTAAATATGCAGCCTATAAAGTCCTCGATGATTACTTCACCGGAGAGCTTCATCATCGGAACAGCTTAAGTGCGCAGCTCAACATGAAATGTCATGAGTTTGATCAGAAAAAAGACATGGCGAGCTTCTGTGGACAAGGCCTCGCGGCATGGCGCTACACGAAACCTGGTTTGATCGCTGAAATTAACTCCCTGGCTAACCAGTTGCAGATTTCGATCCCCGGGCTTCCGGGATGAGTGATCGTGTCATTGAATGCGCCTCCAGAGCGGGGCGCGACTTCTCAGAGTTCATGAAAGGCGAGAAGGGTATGATGGAAGCATTGGCCTCGGTGGATGAGTTTGGCGAGCAGCTGCGTCTCAACGGCTGTGTCAATCATCACTTTGTTAGCTACATGATGCGGAACTCGATCATGCAGGCATTCATGGACATGGCAAAAGCCGAGAGGAAAGAAGAGCGCCGGCGTAAGCGAGCGGAAGCAAAAGCGAAGTAGCCATTACAAAGCCCATCTACTGGTGGGCTTGATAATGGCTTATACCCTACACGGGATAACTTAACTGATATCCCTTTTAACGGATAAAGGTATTCAGGCCTGACACATCATGCGCTGTATCGTCGCCGTATTCCCGCATTAACCATGACCGTAGCCCGACGGGGAACTCCTCTGCGCGAGTGTGCGGGGATAATCAAAAACGATACACACCGGGGTTTACCGCGTTAACGGAGCGCGGCGTTGTCCCCTCATGGTCGCTGGTCCGGTGCGATGGTGGAAGAAGCCGGACGATGTGTTACCTCGCAAGCTCTGTTATGTCATGTGTCTGATTTGTGATTTAAGTCGGATAATTGTCGTTGCCATTAAGCAGAGGATTGATGACCGACAGGGTGGCATTGTTAGAATAAGACTTATTCTTATCTGTGCCGGGAATGAAAATGAAAAGAAATCTTCCGTTAATTATTTTGTTGTCTTCTCTGGTTATGGGCTGTACGCAACATAAAACAGATATGCCCCGACAGTTGGTTAAGGCATTACCACAATATCCGGCCTATGCAGCGGCAAATTATATAAAGGGACGGGTTGATGTGAAGTTTGATATTGGTGCTGATGGTACTGTCACCCGAATTGAGTTTATCCGTTCAGAGCCGCACCATTTGTTTGATGAGCAGGTTGTAAAGGCGATGGCAAAATGGCGATTTGAGAAGGACAGGCCGTGTAAAGGCGTGAAGAAAACGTTTATCTTTAGTCCTTCTGCACCCTGATTATTTCATCAGAAATTAATTATCACTCTGTTGTTATTCTGTACATCCCGGCAGGGTAAGTCTTGTTCCGTCGGATATGAAGATGAAATATTGTTGGAGGACAGTGGGTACCTGCTCCTGTAACCGAACGTTCATTTCTCGTTATTTGTCATGCTGGCCGGGCGCAGATGCGTTGCATCTGTTGCCAGCCTTCTCCTGCAGACTTCAATAACCCACGCTGAAAAGTTACCGGACCCTTTATGCTCAAGGGCTATGTTGATTTGTTCAATTATGTGATTGGGGAAACGGATATTGCGGGTTGTGGTTCTGCGGGTCCGGTTTTTCGATGACATTTTCTTTCCTCTGGTGACAAGTTATATGACGGGGATTTTACATGGCTGAGCTTCGTACACTCCAGAGCAGAATCAAAACACTGAATACCCGACGGGTGAATATTCTGAAGGGGGAACAGCGTCGTGTCAGTGGCAGTGCCCGGGTTTCCCTCAAGCGTCATATCTGGCTGAGGGATGCCGGGCAGTGCTGTCTCTGTGGTTGTGTGGTTGACCTCTGTGACAGTGAACTCGATCACCGAATTGCACTTCAGTTCGGTGGTGGTAATGAGGAGACGAATCTCTGGACGCTCTGTACCGAATGCCATCGACAAAAGTCTGCTCGTGAAGCGGTGAGTGGTATGCCGGACCCGATGCTGCCGGAGGTGTCCGGAGGTCATGGCAGAGCAGACGACATCATCGGACTGTAACCCGACCCGGGGGGGGGATCATCCGGCGAAAAAAACGATCGTCCCGGACACCGCCCCCGTCTCACGCAGAGAAAAAATTCCCGTTTCAGGGCTGTTAACATGTTAACTGGCTGTCCGGGCATTTTTGCGGTTTTTATCTTTATTATTCAGTTTGTTGCGTGGAAAAAATGTTAACAGGCTTTTTCAGCAAATGTTAACCAGGCAGCAGTTAACATTTGCGGCATGAGACGCCGGGAAAAATGGGCTGAACCATACCCGGCTGAGTGCGTTATGGACCCGGGAGGAGGCTGTGCTGACAACGCAAAAACGAAAATTTGCGCTGGCGCTCATGTCCGGGAAAAACAAAACAGCGTCAGCCCTTGCCGCCGGTTATTCGGCGAAGACCGCCAGGGTTAAAGGCTCGCAGCTGGCAAAAGATCCGGAGGTGCTTGCGTTTATAGCCCGTAAACAGTGCGAGACGGTGGAGGTGGATGAGGTTCCTGTTTACCGGCAGAAAAAATCAGAGCCGGAGGATAAACCCCGTCGCCGTGAGGCGGCTGCAATACCACAGCCGGACGAAACAAATCCGGAGATGCCACCGCCCGTGGTGATATCTCCTGGTATTGAGTATATGGAGGACGGTCTTCCCGATCCGGTGAAAGCGATGGGGCGTCTTCTGGTGGAGAACATTAATACCGACCCCAGGCTGGCGCTGGATGCGGCTTATAAGCTGGCGCAGTTCACGCACCACAAAAAAGGGGATGCCGGTAAAAAATCGGCAAAAGGTGACGCGGCGAAAAAAGCGGCTAACCGTTTTGCGGTGCCACCACCACCCCGCCTGGTGGTGAATAATGATAATGAGGGCAACGGATGATACCTGTGTGGAGCACGGCATGTCCGGACTGGGCAGAGCGCCTGAAAAAGGGGCTGTCGATTATTCCGGCTCCGATTTATCCGGACCAGGCTGCACATGCACTGGCGATTTTTAAACAACTGCGGATTGTGGATGCACCGGGTAGCCCGACATTCGGGGAGTCCTGTGCACCGTGGGTGTTTGACCTGGTGGCGGCCCTGTTTGGCTCCTACGATGCGCAGACCGGTGTTCGCCATATCAAGGAAGTGTTTATCCTTATCCCCAAGAAAAACTCGAAGTCCACGCTGGCCGCGGGGATCATGATGACGGCGCTGTTACTGAACTGGCGGCAGGCGGCGGGCTACACCATTCTGGCCCCGACCGTGGAGG